ACGCTGTTGCGGGGCTTTTACGGTCATCTGCTTGAGGCGTGGCTTATCTGTGCCGTCTCATGCGGACTCCGCACCGAAGAAGGATACGGTTTGGAGTGGAGTGACATTGATCTGCGCGCAGGCGTCCTGCATATCGAGCGCGGTTTGCAATGGGTGAGCGGCCATGAGGTCGTCGTGCCGCCGAAGACCGAATTGAGCCGTCGCACATTGCCGTTGCCGCGCTTCGCGGTCAAGCGTCTGCGCGAGCTCAAGCCGCGCGAGGGAGGGCGACTCATCGGTGCGCTCACCCCGCCACAGGTGGCACGCCAGTACAAGGGCTGGTGCAAGCGGTATAGCCTGCCGCACGTGCCCGCACGCAACCTGCGCCACTCGTGGGCGACGAACACGTTGGCGGCGGGAGCCGATATCGCCATCGTGAGCAAAATGCTCGGACACAGCGATATCAAAACCACGGCCCGCTACTACCTCAAGCCGGATATCGCGGCGTTGAGGGACGCGCAACGCCTCTGGGAGAGAGCCTTGATAGCCTGAGGGGATTCCCTAACCCCTGTCACGGGCCAAGTCAGGATGCCGTATTCCGACAGGTATATCACTCTGGTTCGTGTCGGCCGTATTGTCACCGCCTACGCGTATATCACGCTGACAAGCAATTTCACTCAGACCAGCAACGTGTCCGTCAACGAGACAATCCCGGAGGGTTTCAGACCGTCCGGCGATTCCCGCGCGGTCATGCGCGGCACCGACAACAGCGGCGCGGGCAGTTTCTACCTTTACGGCACGCCGGCGGGGAAAATGGTGTTGAACGGCACCGGATATACCGGCCGATTCGTCGGTATATCCGGCTGTTGGATTACCGCGTAGCTTTCCCTAACCCGCACCGATGTCACGACCCTCATCAGTGGCAATTACGGCACCGTCAATGGCTATAGGTCCGGGCCGATGGTGACGTTGCGAATCGACTGGAAGTTGTCGGCCTCCGGCTCGTGGAACAACGGCACGTTCGGCACTCTGCCCGAAGGATGGCGTCCCCCGATGAACTTGAACTTCTCCTACGGCGGACGCGACGGGGCCAACCAGAAGATCATCAACGTAAACGCGAACGGAACCATGACCTACGTCAATCAGGGCGGCACGCAGGGCACGAACGCGTTCGGCATGACCGTCTCATACGCGCTATGACCCGTGGGGTCACTGCAAGACAGTGCAACCGCCTGAGCCAGTGTCCCGAAGCTATGCGGCGGGCATCGGGTCGGCGGTCCTCCATACGCCGGTGCATCCCGCGTACGCGCTGTTCGGATTGCCAAGCATCGTGACGGTGCCATTGGCCTCGCCGTAACAGATGAATGTCGTTTCACCACCGAAAACGGCCACGGGCGTATTGACGATGACGGGTCGATACCCTTCGGGGAGCTTCTCCTGAGCCTTCGTGTAATTGTTCTGCCCGCTACTGTTGAATTTTACGTTGCCACCCATGAAACAGATATCACCGATGCGCGTAAGCAAAATGCTGTCGCTGCTGTAAGGTACTCGCCACGTCGTAGAACGCTGGGTTAGGGAATCCCGTTCAGGCTATTAGGGCTCGCTCCCAGAGGCGTTGCGCGTCTCGCAAAGCCGTGATATCCGGTTTGAGGTAGTACTTCGCGGTGGTTTTGATATCGCTGTGGCCGAGCATTTTCGACACGATGGCGATATCCGCTCCCGCCGCCAGAGTGTTCGTCGCCCATGAGTGGCGCAGGTTGCGTGCGGGCACATGCGGCAGATCATGCCGCTTGCAGTAGGCCTTGTATTGGCGTGCGGCTTGCGGCGGGGTGAGGGTGCCGATGAGTCGGCCCCCCTCGCGTGGCCTGAGCTCGCGCAATCGTTTGACCGCGAAGCGCGGCAACGGGAGCGTGCGGCGGGACAGTTCGGTTTTCGGCGGCACGACGGCCTCATGCCCGGCGACCCATTGCAGGCCGCGCTCCACGTGCAGGACGCCGCGCCGCAGGTCGAGGTCGCCCCATTCGAGCCCGTATCCTTCCTCGGTGCGGAGTCCGCATGAGACGGCACAGATAAGCCACGCCTCAAGCAGATGACCGTAAAAGCCCCGCAACAGCGTGCGCTGCTGGCGGATGGTCAATATTCGCGGCTCGTAATGAGGTTTGGCCGGCAGTTGGATGTCGCGTCTGGTGATGTCCACGTCCAACAGGTTCCAGCGGATAGCCCGCCTGAGTATCGCGCGTAGTACGGCCCATGCCTTGCGTGCCGCGCCCGCGCTGTCGAAACATGCGAGCCACTTGTCCACGAGCTCCACGCTTATTGCGCTCATGTCCATGCCACCGAAAACCGGCATGACATGCAGACGCCAAGCGCTCTCGTAGCAGACCCACGTGCTCTCACGCAGATTCCGCGTGCAGTACGGCCAAAACCGGTTGGTCCAAAACTCTCGTAACAGCATTTTCAACCTCCAAAACCCACACGCCCGTTGGCCTATCCAACGGGGACGAACGTGTGGGTTTTACCCACCGTAAAGGAGCTTTCCAATGTCTTTGCTCGCTCACATCGTCGATTGGCTCGTGCCTTTTATCTGTGGCGGCGTGGCCACGGTTTTGGGCCTGATGTGGCGATGGGGCAAAGCCATGGTCAACGGCCTGCGCGAGCTCCTGCTCTGCCAGTTGGAGGACCTGCGCCGGGAAATGGTCATCGAGCACGACGGAGTGGCGGACGAGGACCTCAAATCACGCTCCCAACGCCTCTACGACAGCTACCACAGCCTGGGTGGCAACGGGCACGGAACCGCTCTCAACGAGGACATCCAATCCGCGCCGATAGCGCCCCGACAATCCTGACCCACGACCGTGGGCCACAAACAAACAATATCCATCCCACAGAGAGGAGAAAACATGGTCAACAACAAGGACAAGCCGAAACCGTGGTATAAGCGGCTGCTCGCCAAGGGCACGGCACTAGCCGCCGCCGTGTGCATGATGCTGCTCCCGGCGACCGCCCACGCGGACATGCAGGGCATCGACGTGTCCAACTGGCAGTGCGGCATCGACATCGCCAACACGCAGGCCGACTTCGTTGTCGTCGGCACCACGTGGGGCACGGGACAGGTGTACAACAACTGTCTCGTGTCCGGCGTGAACACCGACGCCAACCGCATGATCTACCAGGCGCAGGCATCCGGCAAGAAATTCGGCCTGTACCATTACGCGATGGGCGGCAACCCGGAAGCCGAAGCCCAATTCTTCTACCGCAACACCAGCAACTATTGGCGTCACGGCATCGTCGCCCTCGACTGGGAGATGGACGACAACCCCGCATGGGGTAACTGGGACTGGGTGCGCCGCTTCATGAATGAGTGCGAACGCCTTTCTGGCGGTGTGCGCCCATTGCTGTACACCGGCCCGGTGGCTGGTACCATTCCGTCCGATATCCGCGCCAAATACGGTTTGTGGATTGCCCAATACGCGAACATGAATCCGACCGGCTATCAGGCATCCCCGTGGATGCTGGGCGCTTACGGCGAGGCCATGCGCCAGTACAGCGGTACCGGCGTGGTCAACACGTGGAGTCCGATTGACCTCAACATTTTCCGTGGCGAGGCATGGCAGTGGGATTTGTACGCCAATCCCACCGGCTCCACGCCACCGGCCACGCCAGCCCCATCCGCGCCCGTGCAGCCGAGCAAACCCCAGACCAACACGGGTGGCATCAGCCACGTCATGCAGTGGGGAGAAACCATCTGGGGACTCGCCGTAGCCCACAACGCTTGGCCGTTGTCCGCATGGCACACGCCTTCCGGTGATATCAACCGCTACTACGTGGGCGATGTCGTCACCTACGGCGGCCCTACCGCCCCCGCACCGTCCACCGGGGTCTCCAAGACCCTCCAATGGGGTGACACCGTTTGGGATTTCGCCACGTCCCACGGCTACAGCGTCAGCCGCTGCACCGTACCCTCCGGCAACATCAACGTCTACTATCCCGGTGACGTGGTGACCTGCCGCTGAGACTCAACAGATGCCGCCACTCGCTTGACCGGGTGACGGCATCACCCCATCATCATCCCTTATTGATCGGAGCAAACATGACCGACAGCAAAAACACGACCGACACCGGCGAAACGCTTCCCGGCGTCGATGTGAGCGACTGGCCCGAGACGGCCGACGTCACCCATGACGTGCCCGACTGGCTCATCCCCAGCCGCGTCTACGACATCCTCAAATGGCTCGGCCTTATCGTCCTGCCCGCACTCGCCCTGTTCGTCAACACGGTCGGCCCCGCATGGGGCTGGACTCACGTGGACGCGATAGTGACCACGCTCAACGGGTAGTGCCCGAGTTTTTGCGCACTTTGGTCTTCGCCCGTCCCCGTGGCGATGATCAGTTCGCTGACTGTACGTTCTCACCG